ATCCTGGCGGGAAAGCCAGCGTAGTCGCCAGAGTTGCCGGTTCGGCCAACTCTTGAACGCTGATAAAATGAAATTCCAACAGGCGCGTGGGCCTTGGGTAAATAAAGATGTCAATATCTGGGTAGGTCATGTTTACGAACATGACCTGCGGATACGTAGACGTTACGGTCTTGACCGCAATCCCGTTGTATTGCTGTTGGTTGATCAGCTTGATCCCATAAGACACATTGGTCTGCGGATCACGGAAATACGTTGCGTCGTCAACCAGAATGGGGCGAACAGCAGTACCGTTTAGACGAACCAAAGACCCTGACGGGCCGAGCGTTGCATTGATAGATCCAACCGGCCATTCAACAATCTGGTCTATGGTTGAGAACACCGACAAACGCTCAGTGTTCCATGAATCAATCATCTGATTCATTGCCATCAGCGAGTCTTGCATCACTGACGCCGAGGTGGTTTCACCTTCTGCCAGAACCCCCAACAAACGCAGGGCGCGGTTGATCTGATCGCCAGCCGAATATGTTGCCATCGTAAACCTCAGAAGGAGGGGCCGAAGCCCCGCCGTTTAAACAGTGCAATGAATGATAGCAAAGTTGATGACAATTGCCTCAGACAAAGTGCCGCCCGAGATGTTTCGCAACGTAATACTAACCGATCCAGAAGCTAGAGAGTTAGCAAAAATGTTGTACGAACCAGGGGTTGTTTGACCACCAGCAATAGTCAAAATTACTGCATCGTTTGCGCTAATCAAAGAATTGTTTAGTGTAAACGTAGCATTTGTGGCAGTCGCCAACGATGCGTTATTCATCGTAATTTGACCGGCGCTTTTGTTCAGCGTAACTGCAGTAGACTTGCTAGTTGCTTGCGTAACCGTACCCTGTGCTGCTGCGCTGTAGCCAATTTCAGTGGTAGCGTAAATTGTCGTGCCAACAATCGTCGATGGAATAACGGCACCAATCGTGCCGCCATCAATATCTTGATCGCTATAGGCAACGCCAATAGCTTTTGTATTACCCATTTTCTAATCCTTTGAAAAATAGGGGCCGAAGCCCCTATTAATTACAACAAAAATGCCGAGTAAGCAGCGTCACCAGTACGCACAAAACGGTATGTGTGTGCGCTAAAGCGGCCCACAGTAACCGAGCCGAAAATCGTAATACCAGTGCCTGTTGTAACAGGAACGGTAGACGATGAGCCAGCGTTGTTGTTGTTGCAAATAGTTAGCTCAAAAGATGAACCAATTTTTGCGCTAGGAACGGCTACATCAAGCAACGCTGCTGTGGGCAGAGTCACGGTTAATGTAGCATCGCTACCTTTGTTGCATACAACCAAACCAATAACCACTTGATCAGCGGTCAACGTAGTGTCGCCAGTCAAGGTTGCGGGAATGGTTTGTACGCCCATTACTGCTTCAGTCAGGTTGCCATCACCAAGTTGATAGCCGCCTGCGCCATTGGGTAAAGCCATGATAATTTCCTTAAATTAAATTAACCCCAGACGCGGCAAGCCATCTGCGGACGGATTGTGTTGAACCCATACAGAACGTCAATACGGCATGGCAGACGATCGTTGTTAATATCGTACTGGCGCACGACACGCAACGAAATACCGTTATGTACTGCGCGAGCAGCCATATCAACACCCTGCGGCAGCAACAAGTCAGCCGTAGCAAACGTGATTGCGTCCTTGTGGTAGACGAGGTTCTGTGGGTACTGAGTTGAGGCAGTACCAACAAACACCACGGCTTTGCTAGTTGCAGGCAAAGTCAATACGGTTGCCAAAGCGTTGCTTGCTGAGAACATAGGAGCAACAGTGATGTTGCCAGCACCAGATCCGTTCAGCGTAACGTCAGCAGTAGCCACAAACTGGAACAAAGAACCAGTTGACTCACGGGTCTGTGGGTTCACAGCAAAGCAGTCAGCCACTGTAAACACGTCGCCAATTTTTACGGTTGCGCTAGCACCAGCGCCGGTGATGGCGATGGTGGTTGCGCCTTCTGCCGTAACCGCTGCCGAAGTCGTGCCGCCGGTTGCAGTGCGCGAACCCGTTGTGAACTGCTTGATTGACTGAGACATATTGATCTCGTCAAAGCCCAATACGCCCGTACCCATCATGCCATTCTTAAACTGCTTGGAAATGGTATCAGTTGGGTTAAACAGACCTTTCATGCCTTCAACCAGACCAGCGTTTGCAGCGGGATTAACCGTTGCATAACGTGGAGACATCACAGCAGCGTTTTCGTTCAGCTTCTGTTGAGCTTGCAACAGAACCAACGAGGTAGCTGGCGTGGTGCCTGGAGTACCAACCGTGTTACCAATCGCTTTGAACGAGTTAGCAACGTCAGCGTCAATGCTGGAAGCCAACTGCGAGATACGCGGCTTGAGAACGCGCTCTGCGAAGTCATCCAACTGCATTGTCAGTTCAGCAGATGTGAAGTTCACGCCGATATGCTTCTGGGTCGAAACGGTCAAGGTTGTGAACTGCTCGTTGTCGTCCTGAACTTGCAGGGCGGCACCGTCAGTTACCAGAGCGCGGTCGGGCAGACGAATACGCAGGGTAGAACCGATTTTAGCGCCTTCAACGGCGAACGAATCGTCGTACTGACGGTTGACGTTACGGGTAAGAACCAGATTGTTTTCCAAGATCTCCAGGGCCTTCCTGGTGATCATGTCAATCGTAAGAATGCTATTTGACATGGTAATTCCTTAAAAGTTAGCGATGTTGAGCTTGTGCCTTTTTAATCTGGCGCAGCCTATCTGCTTCAATCCATTCCGATGCAGTCATGGTCTTTGTTGACCGAGGATCGGTCGTGTCATAACTCGGATTGCCTGAAGTTCTGGCAGTTACCGGACTAATCGGTGCGGGCGCGGACGTAGTACGTTTGACCGGGACATCGTTGGCTATTTTAGCCTCAATGCGTCCAATCTCCTTTGCTTGCAAAATCGGGCTAAGACGGGAAATGCGATCTGTCTCTTTTGGATTGGACCCGAGATAGTACGCTACATCAGGGCCAGCATCAGATGCTTGAATCGCTTGCGCCATCACGGTCGTAATCTTGAGACTTGGGTTGTACGCGACTTGTTCAAAGTCATCGTACTTGATCCGAGCCTCTTCTTCACGCTCGTGATATGCCTCAAGAATCTCCGTCTGTTGGCGCTGCTGTTCACGCTGCTCAATTAGCTTAATTGCTTTGGCTTCTGCGTAAGCATCAACCGAATCAAACTGATCTACAGGTGGAACATCAACGGCAACGGGCGGTGGTGCTTGACGCTCACGCTCCCACTTTCGCTGTTCTCTTGCTAGGCGTTTCTGAATTGCTGCATCAAGTTCCTCTTGCGAGAATGTCTTGGGCGCAACTTCCGGCGTATCTACTACAGGTTCCGGGGCCGCCGTGGCTTCCAGTTCCGGCGCGGGCGCTACTTCCGCTTCAATCGCTACTTCTTCGGACATTTTGAATCCTGAGATTCCCCGGTGATCCGCGCCGGTACGGTTATCTTACCCGCTTTATACGCGGCAATCAACGAATTTTAAATGGGTTGTTTGGATCAAACGGTTTATTTGCTTCTTCAATCTCTTCTGGTGTAGCGTCGCGCACTACCCATGTCCAGTACCAAATGCCGTCAATCTGTTGCGGCGGTCCTGCTACACAACGCTGAGTCTTTGGATCATACGCGGGTGGTTCTACCCACTCCACATGAGCGTAGTCTGCCGACCCAGCAGAATCAATCTCAATGTCCCCAATATGTCGAGGAAACTCATTGGTCGACAATTTGATGTACGAACTCATATGGTAGTGACCGAGGAAGTTAAAGGGGACGCCGAATCTGTAAGGGAACTCGCAGCGTCCGTAAGGGAAGAAGCCGCGCTAGTTAAAGAAGATGCGGCATCAGTTAAAGAAGAAACAGCATCAGTCAAAGTGGAGGCTGCGTAGGTAATTGATATTCCACCAACCGTATATGTGCCAGTCAATGATCCGTCGCTAGGAAGTTTGGCAAACAGAAAATCAAGATCGCCAGCATTATCTAAATATCCACAAACGTACACATTGCCGAAGGAGTCTACCGCAACAGATTGCCCAATATTACCTCCAGAAGATCCCAAACGCCTTTGCCATTGAATGGTCCCAGATGTATTGTATTTGGCTATTTGAAAATTAGTTGAGCCAATAGAATTTGAATATCCACAAACATACACATTATTGGAAGAATCTACCGCAAGCCCCAATCCTTGTTCAGTGCTGCCGCCAGCACCTAAACTCCGTTGCCATTGAATGGTTCCAGAATTATTGTACTTGGCTATTTGAATATTCTGATCTCCACCGGAAGCTGTATACCCACAAACATACACATTACCGGAAGAATCTAATGCTACGGACTTGCCAACATCAAAGCCAGCCCCACCCAAGCGCCTTTGCCACTGAATAGTTCCAGAAGTATCATATTTGGCTATTTGAATAGCTGTAATGCTACTAACACTTGAATACCCACATACATAAACATTTCCAGAAGAATCTACTTTGACCGATTCGCCTACAGTCTTGAAGGCCAACAAGACTTCTTTGCCATTGAATGACTCCAGAAGTATTGTACTTGGCTATTTGTAACTCAGTGATTGCACTGCCCGAGACCCCACAAACATAAATATTACTGGAAGAATCTATTGCAACTGACTGGCCGGCGGTATTACCGACACCACTTAAACTTCTTTGCCATTGAATGGCCCCGGAGGTGTTGTATTTTGCTATCCGAAAAATTTCAGTGCCACTAACACTTGAAAACCCACATAAATAAACATTATTAGACGAGTCTAATGCAACGGACTCGGCGGAAGTACTAGAACCACTAGGGCCTAAACTCCTTTGCCATTGAATTGCTCCAGAAGTGTTGTATTTAGCTGTTTGAAAACAAGGCCCACCGCCCAAAAATGAAGCCCCGCATAAATAAACATTATTAGACGAGTCTAATGCAACGGACTGGCCGACTTCATAAGAAGCGCTACCTAATAATCCAATCCAGAATGGGCCACCCGAAGCCCCAAAACTTCTGTGGTTTTGATATATTGCTTGTAACGCGCCGCTCATGTCAATCCACTTCCTGAGATTAACCAAGAAGTTGATGTAATTTTAAGTGCTGTTGCAGAACCATATTGGGCCAACGTCCTAGTGCCGGTGGTTCCAGCGCTTGATAAATACATGGTGTCAGTCGTAATTGCAATGCTGACACTTGTGGCAGAAAGGTTTATAAAAGTAATTGCCGTTCCAATTGGATATGCCACAGAACTATTTGCAGGAATTGTCCAAGTAGCGGCACTGCCCGAACCTCTGTAAATGTGTTTGCCAGAATCTGTAAGAACAAGGGTGTAACTACCAGTTTGTTCGTTTTGTGGAAGATTGCGAAAGCCAACAGAATTTGTGCCGTCAACCGTACAATTACTTAAAGTCCCAGATGTTGGAGTCCCAAGAACCGGAGTCGTGAGCGAAGGAGAAGTCGAAAGAACGGCACTCCCAGAGCCTGTGGAGCTAGTAACCCCAGTTCCTCCGTTAGCAACGGGCAGCGCAGTACCAGACAACGTAACTGCCAACGTGCCGCTAGAAGTAATCGGCGAGCCACCAATCGAC